ATCAATAAAAGATGTGTATAAAAGATTAATGAGATCAAACAGAGAAGCTATTAAAGGTTTTAAAAAAAGAAACGAAGCTAAAAAAGATCTTGGTGATAGATTAAAAGATTACAAAGGTGATCCAGATGCCATGAGAGAAGGTGGTATTATAAATTTAGCAAATGGTGGACCTATAGATCCAAGTTATTTAGGTATACCACCAGCAGGGTTAGGCACAGGGTCAAGACCAGGTGGAACTCCTTATCCAAGTTTAGATTATTATGATGATGATTTTGGTGTTAAAGGTTTGATGAAAAAAAGAAAAAAGAAAAAGAAGAAAAGAGAAAAGAAAGCAACAGGAGGTATGGCTAATATAAGTCAAACTTATGATAACAACCCAACACTTCAAGCACAGTATCCTAACAAACAAGATTACCTAGATTTGTTTTCATCACAAACAACAACGACAACACCACAAACTAATACAACTACTCAAGCAACAACTTCAACCATTGCTCCGATCAATCCAATTAAACCTATTATAAAAATTCCACAAGATGGTGGTGATGGTGGTGGAGGAATAACATCTATTGATAAGGGATTAACGGTGGCGGATGATTATGGATTTGGAGTCGCTAATCAAACAGGTATGGGTTATCAATTAACAGAAAAAGATTTAGAAGATATAGATGATGCTAGACTTATGTCTGGAATAAAAAGTATTGGTTATGATTTAAAACAATTAGGAAAATTTTCTCCATTTAATATAGCTAAAGCAGGTCTTAAAAAAGGACAAGACTTTGCTTTAGATCTTATACAAAAAGCAAAAGACGCAGCTGCTGCTAGAGAGTTAGCTAAATTACAAGAAGCAGCAAGAGCAGCTGGATTCCAAGGGGACACTAGAACTGATGCCGAAACTTCTTTTGCTTCTTCACAAACTTACGGCGGCGGTGGAACTGGCAGAGACCAGGGTGCGGACACCTTTGATATATAATGGCCAACGAAACGCTATTCACAGATATACTTACGCGATTAAGACCGGGTTATAAAGTTGGTGGTAGAGTAGAACCTAACGTTCACTACTATGGAACTAATAATAAAAAAGGATTTGCTACACAAGGCTTTAGACAATCTCAAGCTGATAAAATTGTAAAGCTTAAAGAGATTCTAACAAAATGGAAAAATGGAGAATTAAAAGGAAAACTTGTAGATGTTGTATACAGAGAGGATAAACATTTAAGAGGATTCTTAAGAGATTTTTTAGAAGGCAAAACAACTTTTTATAATCCGGAAAATGGTTTAAGAAAATATATTACTATTAAAGAAATTAAAGACACAGTAGGTGCAGATAAATTTACAGAATTAAAAGAGTCAGTAACTAAAAGTGCTGGTATAAAATCTAGAACTCAAGCTACTGGAATTGCAACAGCTAAAATTAAAAAAACTCAAATGCAAGCCGATATTTCAAAATTAAATAAAGATCCTGTAATAAAAAGATTAATTAAGACAGGTGTAGGATTAAGTAAAAATATTATAACAGACTTAACAGAAAGGGCTCAAAGAGTTTTAAAAACCGATAGCCCTAATTCTGCAATTAGAAGACTGCAGATTTTAGGTGAACAACTTGCCGAAAAAAATCAAGGTAATCCTCAAGTAGTTAAAAAATTAAGAAGAGCAGGAGCTTTTGTAGGTCAGCCTAAACTATCAGCAGGTAAAAAAACTTCTCTTGCTTTAGGCCAAAAAGAAAATTTTGTAGACAGAGCTTTACGAGACATCTCAAAAAAATTAAAAGCTAATAATATTAGAGGTTATAATTTAGATGAAATATATGGTGGAACATCTTCTGGTTACAGGGGCTCTCATCCATATGGAGTTTTTGGTCAAATTATAAAAGGTGGAAAGGTTAAACCTAATACACTTACAATAAACAAAGAGTTGATAAATCAAGCAAAAGGATTTGGTTTAGATTCTGCAAAAAGTAGAGTTGAAGAAAAATTACAAAATCTTGATTCGGAGTATAAAAATTATAAGGAACGTAAAACAAGAGTACAATCAAGACAAGGTGCTTATAAAAACTACAAACCAGGATTAAGTAAAAAACAATTTCAGTTAAAAATTATGAATGACTTTAACAAACAAGCTTTAGAATTTAAAAGAACAAATAAAGTTGCAGTTCCTTTGTTTAGTGACAAACCTCCAAGTCAAACTGTTGGAGATTATAAAAATTTTAAAAACCCCAAATCTAAATTTTACTTTAAGATAGGAGAGGGTCGTCATCTTTCTGATGCTATGGACGATGTTTATAAACAACATGGGTACTCTTTAAAAGTTCCTAAAAATACAGGAACTTTAAAAACTATTTTAAAAGATTTAGATAATCCAAATGTAATTAATAATTTAAAAAATAAAGTAGGTGCAAATAGGTTATTATCTACAGTTGGTATTCCAACTCCTGATATGATTACAAGATTAATTCCAGAAATAACAAGTCCTCTTGCAGTAGATTATAGTAATATGCAACTAGGCGAAGGAAGACTAGCAAAGGCAGCGGGTGTTGCAAAAAATATTGCAAAGATTGGAGGCAAAGCTTTAGGATTAGCAGCGATCCCTCTTGAGTTAATGAATATGGCTGAAATGAGAAAACAAGGTAAGACAACAGCTGAAATTTTAGGCTCACCTTTTTTCTTATCAGGTAGAATAGGAGAAGCACAAGATCTTATGAAAATGACTCCCATTGAAAGACAAGCAATATCTCAACAACAAATAGCTGGTGATGAATCAATGTTAGATACAGATTTTTATACACCAACACAAGAAGGCGTAGAAGCTGTTGATATTGAAGCTGTACAAGAAAGAGTTAGAAAACAAAGAGAAGAGGAAGAACGACAAAGAGCTTTAGAGAGATCTGGTGGTTCAGGCTTTACATACCCTGGTATGTACGGTATAACTTCAGTTAAAGGTGTAATTTAATTAACAGGAAAGAGATATGGTAGATAGTATAGATAAGTCATTGCCCAACACAGTTGAGGAAATCAAAGACGAAGAGTTTCAAGAAAAAGAAGTACCCGTTCCAGGTGGTGAAGAAGTTATTACAACTGACACAAGCGAAGTTGTTATGGATGAAGAAGGTGGAGCTGAAGTTACTTTTGATCCAACAACGGTCCCTGGTCGACAATCAGATGGGCACTTTGCAAATTTAGCAGAGACAATGGCAGATTCTGATTTAGAATCTTTAGGTCAAACACTTTACGATCAATACACAGAATACAAAGAATCAAGAGGAGACTGGGAACAGTCTTACAGAGAAGGTTTAGAATTATTAGGTTTCAAATACGAAAGACGAACAGAACCCTTCAAAGGTGCATCAGGTGTTAATCACCCAGTATTAGCAGAAGCGGTTACACAGTTTCAAGCTACAGCTTATAAAGAATTATTACCAAGTGATGGCCCGGTTAGAACACAAATTTTAGGTGATGTAACAGTCGATAAAGAAGAACAATCAAAACGTGTTAAGAATTTTATGAATTATCAACTTATGGATCAGATGAAAGAATATGAACCAGAGTTTGATCAAATGCTTTTCTATCTACCCCTGTCCGGCTCTACCTTTAAAAAAGTTTATTACGATGAACTTTTAGGTAGGGCCGTATCTAAATTTATACCGGCTGAAGATTTAATAGTACCTTATTCAGCAACGTCATTAGATGACACTGATGCGATTGTTCATGTAATCAAAATGTCAGGTAATGAATTAAGAAAACAACAAGTGGCTGGATTTTACAGAGATGTAAAATTAGGTGAGCCACCAGTTACAGAAAATCAGTTAGAAGAAAAGAAATTACAACTTGAAGGTATTTCAAAAGATGGTCAAGAAGATCAATACACACTTTATGAAATGCACACAAATCTAGATTTAGCAGGTTATGAAGATGCAGATGAGAATGGTATGCCAACAGGAATTAAATTACCTTACGTCATTACCTTTGCAGATGATAACCAAACAATTTTATCGATTAGAAGAAACTTTAAAGTTGATGATCCATTAAAGAAAAAAATAGATTACTTTGTACAGTTTAAATTTTTACCTGGTACAGGTTTTTATGGCTTTGGTTTAATTCACATGATTGGTGGATTAACAAGAACAGCTACAGCTGCGTTAAGACAATTACTTGATGCAGGAACTTTAGCAAACTTACCAGCAGGATTTAAAACAAGAGGATTAAGAATTAGAGATGATGCACAACCTTTACAACCAGGAGAGTTTAGAGATGTTGATGCACCAGGTGGTAATATCAGAGATCAGTTTATGCAATTACCATTCAAGGGACCTGACGCAACTTTACTTCAGTTAATGGGTATCGTAGTAAACGCAGGACAAAGATTTGCATCAATTGCTGACTCACAAGTTGGAGATATGAATCAACAAGCTGCAGTAGGAACTACTGTTGCATTGTTAGAAAGAGGATCTCGTGTGATGTCGGCAATCCACAAAAGATTGTATGTCGGATTAAAACAAGAGTTTAAATTATTATCAGAAGTATTTAAAACATATCTTCCACCGGAATATCCATACGATGTTGTAGGTGCTACAAGAAATATAAAAGTTGCTGACTTTGATGACAAAGTAGATATCTTACCTGTAGCTGATCCAAATATATTCTCACAAACACAAAGAATATCTATGGCTCAAACACAATTACAGTTAGCCCAAACTAATCCACAGATACACGACATCTATCAAGCTTACAGATCTATGTATGATGCGTTAGGTGTAAAAAACGTAAATGCAATTTTACCCCCACCTGCACAACCAACACCTTTAGATCCATCTTTAGAAGAAATTGCTGCAATGGGTATGAAACCTTTTCAAGCTTTTCCTGGTCAAGACCACAAAGCTCACATAGATTCGCATTTAAACTTTATGAAATCAAATATGGTGCAAAATTCACCATCAGTTATGGCTGCATTACAAAAAAATATCTTGGAAAGAATAAGTTTAATGGCACAAGAACAAATTCAATTAGAATTTACTAATGAATTAATGCAAGCACAACAAATACAACAGATTTTACAAACGAATCCACAAAATCCACAGCTCATAGCGCAAGCACAAGCGTTAACAATGAAGATCAATGCAAGAAAAGCACAACTCATTGCTGAAATGACTAAAGATTATATGGATGAAGAGCAAAAAATTATGGGCGAGTTTAGTGGTGACCCATTAATTAAGCTAAAAGCAAGAGAAGTTGACTTAAGAGCTAAAGAAAATGAGAGAAAAGGTGAAGAGGCACAGGAAAGAATCGACCTTGACACTGCAAAAGCTCTTATGAACCAAGAAAATCAAGATGAAAAGCTTGAACAAAACG